CCGGGTTCCTACACACCGACCTGATCCACGTCATCGACCGCTATCAAGGCGAGCTTTCCGGGCGCTTGGCGCTGCGCGAAGTGTTTGGCGAAGACGAAAACCTGCGGGGCTTAATCAAGGCGATCAACGACGAATATGATGCCATGATTGACAAGGCCACGGGCCTCAAGCTCAAAACCCTGGAGCGCGAGAAGAAACTAGCCCTGGACGACGTTCGGGGCGTGCGCGACCGTCTGGTCGGGCGCTCCCGCACCGGGTCGCAGGGCGCCGAAGGGGCCGTCTGGTTTGCCCAAAAGCTCCGGGAGATCGCCTATATCCGATTCGTCGGCGGGTTCTCCTTGGCCGCTCTAGGCGACCTGGCGACCGCGGGCCTGGCTTCGCGGGGATTCTTTCGGCACGTGGCGACCAAGCAAGGGTCGATCAACCGCCTGCTGAAAGACGCCCAAGTCAAGCCGAACGCCCGCGAGCTACGGTTGGCCTTGGCGTCCTTCGAGTCCGCGATGCACTTGTCGTCGGCGCTACAATCTTATGGCGCAGCGGCGGCCCGCAACGAGCTTGGAATCGGCGCCGGCACTACCCGCGTTGTTACGTCTAAGATCGACAGGTTCGCCAAGACGGTGGCCGAACGCTCAAACGTCTGGTCGGGCCAAGCCTTCATCACCGACCGCGTGCGCTACGTCGCTGGCGTAGCCCAACTGGACAACATCCGGCAGTGGGTAGCCAAGTATGACGCCCTGCCGGCCAAGTACAAGGCCGACCTGGCCTCGCTTGGCATCGACGGCCCGACGGCCCGTGGGCTTGACCGGCTGTTTCAGAAACACGGGACAGTTGGGGACGACTACTTCGATCCTGGCCTCTTGGCCTGGCGGAAAGAGGCAGACGGAGATGAGCTTCGCCGCCGTCTGGAGATTGCGATCCAGCGCACCATGCGCCGCGCAAGCTACATGCCAGGATTCGGCGACACCCCGCTCATGATGGACAACTGGATGGGCAGCCTGCTTCTCCAGTTCCAGTCATTCGCCATCAAGTTCACAAGCGAGTTCATGTTTGCCGGCTCGCAGCGCTTGGCCACGGTTGGCGACGAACGCCTGATGTCGATGCTGGCTCTGGCCTTCGGTCTGGCCTACGTGAACACGGAGATCCGGGCGCACATGCGCGGAGACAACACCGAAACCTGGAGCAACGGCAAATGGCGCTCGGAGATTCTGATGCGCTCCGGCGTGCTCGGATGGACTCAGCCGTACTTCGACGCCGGGTGGAAGCTCTTTGGCGACCACGTAAACGACCTGGCCGGCATGACAATTCTGGAACCGTCGAGCAAGTACGCGCAGAACTCGTGGGTGGACTCACTTATGGGGCCGTGGCTCGGTACCGCCAAAGACCTTGGGGCGCTAGGCTCCGCCGCGGCTGACGGGAACACCGAGCAGCTTCGGAAGAAAGCCCTGACCTTTATGCCCCTGAATCAGCAAATTCGGATCATTGGACAAACCCTTGGAGACTAAACGTGCCCGCATTCTTTAACGACCGGGTGTTAGATAACGGCCTGACGGTGCTGGACACCGAGGCCACTCATCTACACATCTGTTCAAATCAGCCGACAACTTTTGCGCAAGCGACTTCGACGTTATCGCTGGGCAACAAAGCCTCGATCAGCGTCGGCGCCCCCGCCGACGGGACTACCAGTGGTCGCCGGGTCACCGTGGCCGCCATCACGGGCGGGAACGTCACCGCCACCGGCACCGCGACCCACTACGCGATCGTGGACGCCACGAACTCCCGGCTGCTCGCAACGCACACGCTGTCCGAGTCGCAGGTAGTGACTAGCGGAAACCTGTTTGACGTGGCTGCCTTCGACATTACCCAACCTGATCCGCTGTGATATGGCTGATAACGTCATCCTGCCCGGAAGCGGTGAACCCATCGCAACCGACGAAATCGGAACGTCGCCGAGCAATGCCCACTATCAGCGAATCAAACTCACCGACGGCCTAGCCGATTCGACGACGCCCATGCGAGTCCGGGCGGACAGTCCGCTAGCTACCGACGGGGGCGCCGTAGTACGACAAGCGCCGTGCGACATCTGGTCGGTGGGCTTTGCAGACGTTGGCTCCGGCCTGCTGGCCTCAGAGCTCGTACAGCGCCGACTCGGCACCGGCATGGGCGTCACGCAGGGGTCAAGTAACCTTCTGGTGACAACCGGCACGACGGCTAACTCGGAGTTTCTAGCGCGTAGCGTTAAAGCGTTCCGGGGGGCGCTCATCGCGCGGCACAAGACGATCTTGAGCCAGCGAATCGCCAATCAGAACTTTATCGCCATGCTGGCCGATGTGATTGGCGAGGGGCTTTCCTGCACGATCAACAGCGCCACGTCGATCACGGTCACCCTGCCCGCGCACGGCCTGACTGCCGCGAACGTCGGCCAGTCCATGTTCGTTGGCGCGATCACCGGCGCGACCGGCGTGCCGGGCCGCTACGCGATTGCGTCTGTCCCGAGCGCGGACACGATCAACTTCACGGTCTCGGGCTGGCCCTCGAGCGGTAGTTGTACGGTGGATTTGTTCGGCTGGAACTACATCCGCACGCTGTACGCCGGCACGACCGCAACTAGCGCAGCGGTTGACGCGCAGCGGCGCGGGTGGAACTCGGGTGATACCACAGCAACCATCAACTCGACTACCTCGCCCGGCCATGTGATGCAGGTCTACGCGGACGGTAGGAACATCACCTGGGCCGACACGCTCGTCGCGTCCGGCATTACGCCGACCGTCACGACCCGAGCCTCGCGCATTGAAAACATCCCCGACGATGATGTCGAGCTGCACTTTTACCTGTGGTCGTTCAACGGTTCGACGGCCCCGGCCAGTACGACCACTTGGACAATTGGCTTCGTCGCGGTTGAGGATATGGCCAACGTGCCTACGTTTATCGCTGGCGTGCGCCCGCTAGGTGGTCAGGCCCCATTACCTGTCAGCGGGACGTTTTTCCAAGCTACACAACCTGTTTCAGGAACAGTAACGGCGACTGTCTCCAATGCCACAATTGCAGCAGGCACTGCCGCCATCGGCGACGTGGGTGTGCAGTACCGGGCCAGCTCGACCGGCGCCGCTACGCTGACGAACGTCAACTGTCCGGCAACCCCAGTCGCGCAGCAGATCCGAAGCGGCGCAGGACGCCTGGTCGGCATGGTACTTACTAACACCGCCGCGTCGGCGCGATGGATCAAGGTGTTCAACGCGCTGTCCGCATCCGTCACCCCAGGAACGACATCGGCGCTCACCGAGGTCGCCATTGGCCCTAACATGAACCTTGAGTGGCACATTGAGGGCGGCGCCGCATTTTCGACCGGCATCACCATCATGGTTACCGGAGGGCAGGGCCTGACGAACAACACCGCAGTGACGGCAGGCGATGTAACCGGCTTCACACTACACGCGTAGGTATTCTTCATGCTGCTGCTTCTGTTTTCCGACAAGGGCGGCGGATCAGGCTCGGGCTTGCTGATCGCCACGGGCATTACCGGCTCCCCGCCGGTCTTGGGCACCCCCCGCATATCCCAGACCCACAAGCTGATCGCCACTCCAATTGTCGGCTCCAAAGCCGTCCTGGGGACTCCTGGGCTATCCCAGAGACATAAGCTCACGGCAGGGTCGATCACCGGCTCGCCGGCGGTCTTGGGGGCGCCAACTCTCACGACCTATTCCGGGGCCGTCTCCCTGACGGCAACGGGCATTACGGGGTCTCCGGCGATCTTGGGGACTCCTGGGCTGACCCAACGCCACAAGCTGACGGCCACGCCCATCATAGGATCCCCCGCCGTCCTAGGCCTCCCGGCTCTGTCGCAGGGAGGAGCGGCGCCCCCGGAAGTAGACAGCGACATTAGCGTGTCCTACCCAGGCAACGGGACGACGACGCGCTTCACGGTGACCTTTCCGTTCATCGACCGAGGGCACGTCTTCGTGACCGTGCAGGACGCCCCCGTGGCGTATCTGTGGGCGTCCGAGACCGACATAGTGACAGAAGTCGCCCCGGCGACCGGGCAGACTATCCGTATCTTCCGCGTCACCCCGGATACCGAGGGGTTCGCGGAGATCACGGACGCCAGCTTGCTGACCAAGACGGACTTGAACCGCTTGCGCCGCCAGCTGCTGTACCTGATTCAGGAGCGCAGCGGGAACCTTGGCGCCATTGCCGTGGCGTTTAACGCAGTTGGGAACGACCTTTCGTACATCGGGGACACCCGCGCGGCGATCGAGACCGCCCTGGACACGCTGACCGAGAACTTGGTGACGCTGGACACGCTCCAGAACACCATGACGGTTCTCGACGAAACCGTGGACGCCGCCGTGGTAAATATCGCGGCGGAGACGGCCCGCGCTATCAGCGAGGAAAGCTCGCTTGCGGCGCGGGTCAGCATCGTTGAGGCTGCCCAGTCCGGCTTCGGGGCGATGGTGACTACCGAGAGCATAGCTCGGGCGAACACGGACAATTCCCTGCTGGCGCAATGGACTGTCAAGGCTTCCGTGCAGCGGGGCGACGGTAAGCCGGTCATCGCCGGCATAGGCTTAGCCGCCACGTCCAACAACAACACGTCGTCCTCGGAAGTCATTCTTCAAGCCGACCGCCTGGCCTTCGTGCCGGCGTCAAATCTTGAGGGGACAACGGAACCGCTGTTCGCGGGGGGCTTGGTAAACGGCGTCCCGACTTTCGTCTTCAATTCGGCGAAGCAAGGGGATCAAACTGTCCCGGCCCGAGTCTTTGTAGACGGGGCCGTGGTGTCTCGCGCTATATCTGCCGGCGCGGTCACCGCCTCCAAGATTCACGTCCACAACCGGGACTCGATTTACCCAGACCCAGGATTCGGAGACGCGGCATGGTGGGGCTGGAACAGCGACAATAGCTTCGTTCCGTTTGACGGTGGGCAGGCCCAGCCAGTAGAGCGCGCCCTGCGCATCAACGGCGGGATGGTGGCGGCGCGTGACTTCTTCTCAACGTGGTTTCCGCGAGAGCGTCTGCCTGCCAAGTACCTTGTGCGGTTTCACGTCTTCATCAGCACGGACGCTACAGGGTGGCTTGGGCTGTCTGTCCACGTGCCGGGAGTCTCTTGGTACACCCCGGCCCCAACGACTACCAACGTGATCGCCGGGGACAACTCATACCCGGCAATCAACCTAGGCGCCACCGCGATCCCCAAGGGGATTTGGGCGACCTACGAGGGCGTACTGCCGGATCACGCCACCGGCGGCACTTTGGCGGACTGGCTGCGGCTTCAATTCAGGACGCGTGCGCTTGTACAGAACGGGTACTGCGAGGTGGCCTGGGAAGTCACCCGAATGGGCGACGCCTCCTTGATGGTCGATGGGGCCGTGACGGCAGCCAAACTCACGGTCGGCACGGGCGGCAAGAACCTTCTCCAGAACTCCGCGCCGAACCTTGAGTCCCCCACTGTCCACTGGGCGAGCGACATGCCTGTGTTTGGTGCTTCTTGGGACGACTGGAGGCCGAGGGGCGTCGGCGGGATCTACGGCCACAACCCCGCGACGTTTGCCCCAGACGCCTACATCGGGAGGATATACAACAGCCACTACTTTAGCGGCGCTCTTGGCGATGCCCGCCTTCTTGTGCCCTGCCGTCCGGGGCAGCGCCTGGAGTTTCACGCATGGCTGAGTGCCCACCGGTGCCGGGTGATCCCGATTGTGTTCTTCTACACCATCGACGGGAACTACTTGTCTGAAGGCGCAGCCTCCCAAGCCGCTTCAAACCTGTCCGGGACGGAAAACAACCAGAACGCCCAGGGACGCGGCGGGACTGCCCGCTACGGCGGATTCATCACCGCCCCCGCGGGCGCCCACTCAATGCTGCTACTCTTCGGCATTCGGGGCGTAGGCTTGGGTGACACGTACGCGTTTATCTCTCAGGCCTACTTGGGGGAGGCCACCCCAAACCAAACCGAGGCGTCTCCGTGGTCGCCCGGCGCCCCCAGCACCACCGTGGAAGGAGGCATGATAAAGACGGGAACTGTGCAGGCCAACCGTCTGGCGGTGGGGGAGCTTTCAGCCATTACCGCCAACGTAGGGCTTCTGCGTACCGCGTCCAGCGGCGCCCGCATGGAGATCGAGGGGAACCGCCTGCAAGTGTATGACAGCAGCGGAAACCTTCGAGTCCGCTTGGGGAACCTGGTATGAGCTTCGGTCTCCGCGTATGGGACGCCGCTGGGCGAACCATCATCGACACGACCTACGTCGGCGGGGTGTACGCCGGCACCGTTCAGGCGTCCGTGGGATCCAGTGGGTCAATGGCCTTCCCGGATCTCACGGGCCGCCTGGTACGCACGTACAACACCGGGGCAGGCGGCCACAACTTCAGTGTCGCGTACCCTGGGGGCGTCCCAACAATCTCTTGGACTCCCAGGCCGCGGCAGCGGACGCCGTCGCAGGCTCTGGTATTTGCCATATGAGCTTTGGGGCACAAGTCTACAACGACGCCGGGGAACTGATTGTCAGCAACATCTACTCGACCCCGGCGTTCGTCGGCAAAGCAACGCTTACCCCGTCGGGCGGTGAGTTCACCCTAAACTCCTGGAAGATTCAACTGTACACCGTCACGTACCCGTCAGTGCCGAGTACGCAGCGCATGGTGTTCGTGCACTTCCCGGACGGCGAGGACGTATGGTGGGCGTCCAACCTGTCCGCCCGGTTCCGCACCGGCACCCAGGGTAGCACGCTCCCGGAAGCCTACGTGTTCGAGGCGGGCAACGGCGGAATCACTGGGGGCGGGTTTGGTCTAGTTATCTACAGCGCGTCCGGCGCGGTAATGGCCGGGGGTTCCCGGCCTATGCTCGGCATTCGGTCACTCCCGACCCTTCAATACTCCAGCACCGCGTTCCCGGACTTCGGTAACACCCCTATAGACAACAACATGGGGTCGCCGGCGCCCAAGCCGGCGTTCCTTATCCCCCCTTTCTACAGCGTTCGCTCCGCCTCCCGGCCACCAGTCTCCGACATCTACGAGTCTTGGGGGGCTATCAAGCGATCCAACAATATCCTGTCTACCCGGCTGATTATGCTGACCACAGCCACCGAGGACGACGGGGGATCCAACTGGTACGAACTGTTCGGCCAGACTTCCAATGCTTGCCCAATGATCGACGGCTCCATCTACGACTGATCCATGGCACTCATCCTTGACAAAGAACTACCTTCTGGCGTAGTTGCCAGCTACCACCGCATTCTGCGGTTCACGGTTGACTACCAACCCATGAACCCGGAAGTCCGGGAACCCGTTGTGACCGTCGAGATTGGCGAGTACGTTGACGGGAATGTCCGGGCCGCCGGGAAGTGGCCAATCCGCACAGAGACCAAAGCATTTGCCCTGTCCGATTGGGCGGGCGCAGACCCGCGCAAGCTGCTCTACGCAGAGCTTGCCAAGCCGGTCGAATACACCCAGGTTCCGATCCCGGAGCACCTGAAAAACGACCCGGCGACCCTCTCCAATCCCTACTATCAGACCAAAGTCCCGAAACGCCCAGCGCTCGGGTACGAAGGCGCCGCGAGCGATGTGCCCGCGGAAAAACCGAAAGGACTCAAGAAGTGAGTAAGAAAATTCTGCACGTAAAAGACGGTCGAGTGACCGCGGTGAGCCTCCCCGAGGAGTCCTTGACCCGCCTATACGGCGAGCCGGTCGAGGTGCCCCTGGACGGCCCTGGGGCCGTTGGCGACGCCTATCCGTTTGAGGTCGTCGAGCCGGCCCCGGTCGAGCCGAAGGCCAAGAAGCCCCAGAAGTTTGTCGAGTAAAGGGGGGCGCCATGGAGACCTTACTCTGGGGCGCCATCGTCTACCTGGCAGCCGGCGCCGCCGCACACGCGGCTAGCCGGATCAACGGAGACGACGAAAACTCCTGGGGCTTGGCGGGCGTATTGGCCTTAGCCGGGGCCATCCTTGGGATTGGGCGCCTGCTGTCATCCGACTCCAAGCTGACCCTGCGGCTCGTGGCTGGCCGGGCAATCGTCTCGGGCGGCCTGGCCGTCGGAGCGGGGTCTCTGCTGGCCTTCTTCACCAACATGCACGTCCTGGCGCTGTGCGGCTTTGCCGCTGTGTGCGCCGTACTGGGCGAGCAGTTCCTCGAAAAAGTAATCAACGAGAGGATGTCGAAGTGACAACTATCGCGGGGTCGTGGGCCGAGCGTAGGATCGTGGCCGACACGAAGGCGTCGGACGGCGACGTGAAGTGGTCTGCCCCAAAGATTGAGCGCATCGACGGCTCCTTGTATGGGTGCGCCGGCAACTGCACAGACATTGAAAAGTTCCTGCGATGGCGCCGAAACCAGGGGCGCAAGCCGCGGATTGGCATGGAGTTCCGTGCCATCGAACTCAACGTCGCGGGCCTCTGGCTTTGGGACGGCGGGCTGGCCGCCTTCAAACCCGGCTGCGACTTCGTAGCCATCGGCAGCGGGGCCAAGGCCGCATTTGCGGCCAACAAGATGGGTGCTGACGCGCAGAAGGCCGTAGAGGTCGCCTGCGAGGTCGATGACGCCTCTGAACTCCCAATTCAAGTCGAAACTTTATGAACAAGACGCAAGCCATCCGGGAGCGCTTCGAGTCCTCGCTAGTCGAGGGCCTGAAGGGCGTCCCACTGACTACCCAAGACGGTGCTCCGGTTCTGCGGGATGACGGCACCGCCGCCGTGGTTCCGCCCCCGGCGCAGTTCCTGGCAGTCGTCCGGGCCTACCTGAAGGACAGGGACGACCGGGAAACCGCCGAGCCTTCCGTCCCACAGCCCGGCGCCCCCAAAGGCGTCCTGGCAGACTACGTGGCCCGGAATAACCTGCCCTTCGCTCCCGCAACCAAGCAATGAGTTGGTGGTACGACCGCCCTGGCGACCCGGTGCTGTCGGACTTCCGAAACCTGGTCTACCTTGTCTGGAAGCACCTAAGTTTGCCCAACCCGACACCGGCCCAATTTGAACTAAGCTACTTCCTACAGCACGGGTGGGCCGGCTACGGCATCAACGCAGCCGGCGAGTACTTCCATTGGTACGGCGACGAAGCAACCGAGCCAGACCGGGCCGGCCACACTCGCCTGGCCGCCCCCGACCCCCGAGGGCGCTCCGATATTATGGAGGCATTCCGGGGCATCGGGAAGTCCTACATCGCTTCCGCGTACTGCCTGTGGAAACTCAAGCGCAACCCGTTTCACGAAAAGTTCCTGGTAGTATCGGCGACTTCCGGCAAGGCCAAGGAATTCGTGGCGCAGACCAAGATGATCATGCTGACAATGCCACTGTTTGCCGAGCTACGGCCACGACCCACCCAGCGGGACATGGTTGATCGGTTTGACGTTAACGGCGCGTCGATCAGCCAAGCGCCTTCCATGCGTGCAGCCGGAATCACCGGACAAATCGTAGGCTCCCGCGCTACCACGATCATCGCAGACGACATCGAGATCACCGAGAACTCCTGGACGGAAGAAGCTCGAATGAAGCTGCTCCATAAAGTCAACGAGTTTGACGCGATCAAGGTCACGGGGTACGCCGAAGTATTGTTCCTCGGGACGCCGCAGACCGAAGAGTCGATCTACAGCCGTCTCATCAAGGAGCGCGGATACGCATGCTTCTGCTGGCCGGCCCGGTTCCCCCGAGCCGACAAGCGCAAGGGCTACATGATCGACACAGACGACGGGAAGACTTTGGACATCCTGGCGCCTCCGCTGCGCAAGGTAGATCAGGACGCCTCGCTGGAGTGGAAGCCGACCGACCCGGAGCGCTTTGACGACTACGAACTGCTGGGCCGCGAAGGCAAGGGCAAAGCTTTCTTTGCCCTCCAGTATCAGCTAGACACGTCTCTGTCCGACGCCGAGCGCTACCCGCTCAAGCAACACGACCTGATTGTAATGGCCGTGAATCCCATGAAAGCCCCCGTGACCCTCCAATGGGGCCACGACTCCCAGGGCAAGAACCGCAAGCACGACATTCCTAACGTCGGCTTCAGCGGGGACTACTTCCTGGGGCCGCTGTTCGTCGATCAGGAGTGGCGCCCATACGAGCAAGCCGTACTCTTCGTAGACCCGAGCGGGCGCGGGAAAGACGAGACAGCCTGGGCCGTAGTGAAGACGCTGAACGGCATGTTCTACGTTGCGGAGATCGGGGGACTCGCAGGAGACCCGGCTACCGCCATGCGCCGCGTCGCCGAGGCCGCCAAGCGCCACAGCGTCCACGAGATTCTGGTCGAGCCGAACTATGGCGGATTGGTCTGGATCACGGCCTTCCAGCCGATGCTGGCAGAGGTCTGGCCGCCGCCTAAACCGGGCGACACAGCGGGCTGTACGGTCTCGGAAGCCGCATGGAACCGCGTGCAGAAAGAAGCCAGGATCATCGACACCCTGGAGCCG